ATAAATACTATTAATAATAATGTTAATGGAACAACCATTTATATATAAATATAGACCTAAAATATTAGAAGAATTTGAAATGAACCCTCAATTTATAGAATTATTAAATACATTAATAAGTGCTGATTTATTAAATATATTATTAATTGGAAATCAAGGCTCCGGCAAAACAACTTTAATTAATTGTATTATAAAAAAATATTATGGAGAGAACTATGATAGTAATAATATATTAATAATAAATTCATTAAAAGACCAAGGTATTACATATTATAAAACAGAAGTAAAAACATTTTGTCAAACAATGTCTACAATTCCTAATAAAAAAAAAATAATTATATTAGATGATATAGATAATATAAATGAACAAGGTCAACAAGTATTTAAAAATTGTATAGACAAATATAGTAAAAATGTTAATTTTATTGCTTCCTGTTGTAATATACAAAAAGTAATAGAAACATATCAATCAAAACAAATTATTATAAAAATAAAACCATTAGACCAACAATATTTAAAAAATTTCATTAAAAAAGTATGCGTAAATGAAAATATTACATTAGAACCTAAAGCACAAGAGTTTTTACTATTATTATCTAATAATTCAATACAAACATCAATCAGTTATTTAGAAAAATTTAAATTATTAAATGAAACTATTACTTATAATATTGCTGTTAATACTTGTACTAATATATCATTTAATGACTTTACAAACTATATTAATTTATGTAAATCAGGAAACTTAGCAGAATCAATAGAATTATTATCTATTATTTATAATAACGGATTTTCTGTTGTAGATATATTAGATAATTTATTTTTTTTTATTAAAATAACAGATATTTTACTAGAGAAAGAAAAATATGAAATTATAAAACTTATATGTAAATATATTATTATTTTTTATAATGTTCATGAAGAAGAAATAGAATTGGTTATGTTCACTAATAATTTAATTAAATTATTTGAATCGAATGAATCGAATGAATCTATAGATCTGGTAGAATAGTCCAGTCATCCGTTTTTGATAATTTAGATTCTAATAGTTTAATGTACGAATCTTTCTTTTTTAAAGTTTCTTGTAATATTTTAATAGTTGCATCTTGTTGACTTAATATTGTTACTATTTCTTCTGGTTTTAAAATTTCTTGTTTACCATTAACTTCATGACACAATTGTCCTTGTTTTGCAATTTCATTTCTACTGGCAGTTAATGTTTTAATTTGATCTAATACATCTGGCTTCATTGATGGCTCTCCTTGTTTATAATTTATTAAAGCTTCTTCAATTTCATTGACAAAAAAGTTATATAGATTTTTTTCTTTTATAAAATCTTCTATCTTTTTATCCGATTCTTTTGTGTATTTTGGATTAATATTATTTAATAATGTTTTTTTATCAAATGTATTATGTGTGTGAGAAAATACCAAAATTGTTTTTTTTGGTTCTAACTGAACAAATGGAACCGTATAATCTTTTAAAAAAGCACGTTCTTCCGCCAATGACGCATTATCATCATATTTATGCTCTTTTAATAATTCTCTCTTAAAGGCAAAAGTACCCGCTGTCGCATGTTTTGGACCATATGGACCAAACTGATACATTTTTTGAATATGTTTAAAATAGATATATATTTCACTTGCACCAGCACATAATGCTTTTGGATGTGTCAATAACATTGTTACAGCATGACTAACGCGTTCCGGAGGATAATAATCATCATCATCCATATAAATTATTATTTCGCCTTTAGTTTTTGAATGCATTAAATTGCGTTTTTTACCTAAGGGCATTTTAGTATCATATTTAAAATATTTTACATTCGGGATTGAACAAACTAAATCTTCTATTTTATCTGTTCCGTCATCAATTATAATCCATTCCATTTTATTTTTTGGATATGTTTGGTGATTAAAACACTCAATCATTGCTGGAATAAATGGCCGCCGATTGAATGTTGGAGTACATATACTTACAAATGGTTGATTTTGTTTTCCCATATAATATTAATATATATAAATTACTTTTATATTAATTGCTAATAACAAATTATCAACTAACTTTTTTTACAGGTTGTCGGACTAAATGTAAAATTTTTTATTATTCTATAAAGTGCTTGAATAATTTTAATTATAACTATTATAGTTAATACTAATGTTGGTATTATTTTAACAGGTAATTCATAGTTTGGCGGCAGTTCTATTGTATATAATAATAATAAATATGAAAACACAAACATAAATGCGATTATTGTTTTATTTTCAATTAATATTCTAGATAGTCGTTTTTTATTTTTCTTTTCAAATAATGGTTGGACCCATAACTTATATGTAATTTGAACCATTATTAAAAACGCAATAATACGATTTGTTATAAATATAAATGGAGTCATCATTAATATAAAAAATTGTAATGTTCTTTTATACTTTGTTTTAATATGACTTTCTGGAGATTTTTTAATTTCAAAAAATAAAATAATATGATTAATAAATAATGTAATATTAACATATAAATCCCAATATATTAAATAGAAAATTGATATAAATAGTCCAAAAACCATATAAATTCCATTATAAAGCTCATTTCTAACTATACAATTTATTTCTATTTTTTCTGGTTCTTCTCTAAATACCTGATTTTTTTCTAACCCCTCAAAAAATTTTGGAGTTGAATCTTCTCCATTAAGAAACTTGGTTTCATTCTCCGAACAATAACAAAAAGCAGGAAGCAAATTATTAAATGATTTTATTGTATTTTTAATTTTATTATTTATTGTTATTTGAGTACGTCCCATACAAGCAATACGTATACGCATATAATCACCCAAAAAACCATCAGTTCCACTCCATCCATATGGAATTGGAAGTGGTTTGTCACTACATTTAACAGACTCGCAAGTTGTCAAATCAACTGTAGAAAATTTATCTTTTTTACACTCTGATGTAGAATCTGTTTCTATGTCTCCTATGTCTCCATCTCCTAAGTCTCCGTCTCCGGAAACTTCTTCTGATTTTAATATCTCTTTTTTTTTATAAAGTTCATCAATTGTTTTTTTAACATTATTAACCGGTTTAATTCCTTCTATTATTTTTGTAGATAAATTATTTATATTTGTAAATATTTTATTACTTGCACCACCTTTTTGTTCTCCTCCTCCTACCATTAGTGGTACTCCTGCCATTGCTGGTCCTGCTGGTCCTGCTGCTCCTGCTGCTCCTGCGGCTGCTCCTGCGGCTGCTCCTATTTTTGCTGCTTTAGATGCGAGTGTTGCTCCTGGGGCAGCGGCGGCGGCAGCACCATCACAAGGAACTTTTCCATCTCCCTCTCCGCAAGTAAAACTTGCTGATTTACCCGATGTACCCGATGTACCCGTTCCCGCATATTTTTTAAAATCAACAGGACAAGTTAGTAATTTATTATCTTTGATAACATTTAACGGACCATTCGCATATGGATATTTTTTTCTGTTTGATGGAAACTTCTCATCTAAATACTGATTAAATTCTTGAACCATATTTTTTTTTATTTTACTGTTACCAAAAGTAAATTTTTTATAATATATTCGATCAAACAAATATGTAAAAAAAAAGATAATATTTGCATTTATAAATATATAACAACAAATTTTCACAAAAAGAAACAAAGCATATATGGCAACTCTTTTAAAAGTATCAAGCTTATCTTTAAGAACATCTGCTTCAACTGGTTCTTCTTGTGTATCTTTTTCTGCGGAATCAGGATCATCTTCATTATTAGAATCATTTGAACTACTTGTGTTATCGTTACTCATATATATTTATTAATATATTTATACAAAATATATTAATAAATATATTTAATTAGAATGTTGAAATTTCAAAGATGCTAAACCATTATTTATAGTTAATAAATTATACTGCTCTTCAAATAATTTTAATGTAAACATATAATCATATATTAACCAATTTGGTTTATTAAATCCTAAAAATTCATTATCAAGACATAAAGGTAAAATGGCTGCTTTTGTTATATCATTTATTTTTTCTAATTCTATAAGTTGATATTCAAAATCAATATTATTATAGTTTATCAAATTGGCATATCCACACGGCTCTATTATAAATGGATTAGAATTTAAACTAAAACTATAATTGTAAACTCCATTTGCCGAAGAACCAACACTTCTCAAAAACGGTTCCACATAATTATAATATTCAGCGTTTAAAGTATTTTCTTTATTTTTACCATCTAATTTTAAAGACCAATTCACTAATATATTTTTTGTTTGTTTTCTATTTGGTCCAGTTATATATGGGTTGCATCCAGTAGATTTAAATGAAAATGGAAAATAAGGTGGATATTTTTTTATTGATTCATTTATAACAACCACTCCAGTTTCTATTTTACTATAATAAATCAGATTTGTATTAAAACTTTCACTTAAATATGTATTTGGAGTTATATTTTCTTTTAAATAAAGCATTTGTTTAAAATGTATAGGTCTAGTATTTGAGGTAGTAACTTCAAATAATTCTGGAAATTGTGAGAACTTCGGATTTGGATTTGTAGTTGTATATGTTACTTCAGACACAATTGGAGAGAGATTAGTAGTATTACTTGGAAACCATTTATTACTTAATTTTTTATAATATAAAGGCTGTAATGTATATGGTTTTTCATTATAAGCCCAATTTGTATAATTATTCCATTCATTTCTTAAAACAACATCCGTTCTTTGTAAATACCACATAAAATTAACAGCAATTGAATTACTTTTAAATCTGCTTTGCGTAAACTCCTTATGATTTTCAAATTCAAAAAAATGCTCTAATATTTGTTTTATTAAATACGATTGTGGTTTTTGCTTAAATACTTCTTGTTCTTGCTCGTCTAAATAAACATATGTACTTATTAATCTAGGATTACAATTCCATACACTAGTTTCTCTCAATAATGCAGCTATTTCTGCTGAACTATTCGTTTTTAAAGCCGCTTGTTGAATAAATTGTTGATTTTGTGAAGCAAATTGAGTTGTAAACATATATAATTGATAAAGCGGATCTGTTGTATTAATTGTGCTTATATATTGTGGTGGCACATAAGGTTTAAATATGTCAAACTGTGAGAACCCAGTATTACTTGAATTTGAGACATTATAATAGTTACTTTGATAATGTTGATAAACAGATATACCCGCCCCATTTGCGCTAAGATTATTAACTGCAATATTATGATGATAATAAGTATTAATATAATAGCGAACATCTCGAATCCTAAATAATTCTCTTATTGGTCGACATTCTATTTTTATTTTAAATGAATTTTCCGTTAATGATAATAATGGAAAAGCATGACTAGATGACAACATATACCATAAATTTAATGGAATCGTTAATAATTTTTTATTAATTGAAGGCGATAAATTAGTTATAATATTTAATTCTTTATCAATAACTGATTGTTTATTACTATATATTTTATATAATAATTGGCCGGTTTCATTTTTATAAGGCAAAGGCGCCGCATATAAACAGTTTGGATATAACCCATTTCTATTCTCAAATAATTCTGGATTATTCATTTCAACTACATTTCCAGTCATTTTATTAAATAATTCTTTTTTTTCATTTGTAAAATCTCTTTTAACCATATTTGTTAAATAATCTCCTGAAAACTCTTGAATAATTATATCACCTAAAGATACTGTTATTTTTTTAATTAATTGTGAACCCAAATCTTCAATCCATTTAAACTCAAATGGTTGTGCGTGTGGAATATGGGCACCAGTCAATTCTCTAATCTTTCTGGTTTCACTATTATTTGCGTCTCCAATAACATATAAGCCTTCTTCTATTGTTGAACTATATGGAGTTGTATTTGGTCTGTTATATATATCACTTGGTTCAACCCATACAGGACTCCAGATATAAGGCATTTGAATTGTAAAAAATGTATCGGCAATTAAATCGCCTACACGAGGAATTGTAAAAATAAATGTTGTGCTTTCATTTTCTTTTAATTTTGGGGTTGTAATATTACAATTAATAATATGCTTCTGTAACCCAAAATTTGTATATTTTTTATAAGTTGCCAAAAATAAACTTTTTTGTGGATTGCCATTAATTATTATATTTAAATTACCATAGGATACTATATTTAATAATCCTCCACCCATTTACTCTATAATATATAGTAAATTATATATTTATTATTTATTATTATTTATTATTATTTATTATTATTTACAAGGATCGATCAAATTGTAAATTGGCAACCCCATTTGTAATTTTTAAAATATTATATCTTTCTTCCATAAGATGTAAATTATAATGCCAAACATATTTTGCGGTATCTTTCAAATTAACTGTCGTTTGCTCCTCATTATTAGTTGTCGAACATGTAACATTAGAGTTAATTGAATTGGATAAATAACTTCCAATAACAGAGGCATATAAAAATGGATCACTTATATTACTAATATAATTAGTGGCATTTCTAATTGAAATCTTTAATAATGGATCTATTAATTTATAAGACATATATACATTGTTTATTTTAGACATATTTATTGCGCCACACGGTTGATAAATAAGCGGGTCAGTATTTAAACAAAAATTATAATAAAATACATTTTCTAATCCACTTCCTTGACTTCTAGAGTATATATCTATATAAGAAACAAATTCTTTTTCTAGTGTTATTTCTCTAATTGAATTATTAAAATAAAGCCCCCATTCTAATAATATATCTTTATTTTCTCTTGCTGTAAACTTTTTTTGCCATACTATAGAATCTAGTTTATTTGTTATATTTATATTTTCACTATTAAAACTAAGTAAATCAGTTAAACCATACAAAGTCATTATTTCTGAATTAGAATTATTATAATTATAATTTGAATAATTAGACCATTCATTTCTATATTTAACATCTGATCGTTGGAAAAACCACATCCATGATGCAACTAATCCAGTCGTCTTAATCTCAGTAAAATGACTTCCACCAATTAAGTCATTAATTTTTTGTTCATGAACCTCTTTTATTAAATAAGAATGAGTATTTTGAGAAAAAAATAATTGTTCTTCATTTGTTAAAAATGTATAACAACCAATTAAATGAACATCAGCAAACCAAGGACTAGGTACATCTTTATAATAATTTTCTAGTAACTTATTACTATTTAATGGATATACTAAAGCCCCCGTTTCTGATAATGAAGCACCAAGTAAATCAGTTTGAGCATTTATTATATTTTTTCTTGGCGGTTCTTTAAGAAATAATTTTAAATTATAAACTTCATTATTACAATTTGGCGCACTATATGTATTATGTAGTATACCAATTAAATTATTTAATTCATTATAAGTTGTTGAATTATTTAAATTTGTTGAATTTGTTGAAGTATCAAAACTATCTAATGAATTATTAATATTAATACTTACTTCATTAATTACATTTTTAACTACCCACCATTCATTAACTGGCTTTAATTCAATTTCAATTCTTAATTCGCTATATTGCATTGCCACTAATGGAATAGGAGTTTTATTATTTAATGTAGACCATAAATTAATTGGGATTAATAATTGTCTTGCTCGAATTGAGGGTTCTATTCCATAAGACATAGTATTAAGAGAACCAAAATAGGCCGCATTTGGATAATTTCCATTTCGATTTGAATAATGGGCTGGATTATTTAATTCTGGCACATTGCCAATCATTTTATTAAATATTTTTTTTTGATTATCTGTAAAATCCCGCCAAACCATGTTTAATAAATATTGACCACTAAACTCTTGAATAATAGAATTATTAGAAAATACTTTAATAGAATTTATAACTTGAACTCCAATATTTTCAATCCATTTAAATTCTAATGGATATACTCTATTTATAAGCTTCATATTCATATCGGAGTTTGTTTGTAAAAACTCCAAGGTTGCGTCAGACACTTCGCTTGGGCTATTACACGAACAATCACATAATCCGCAAGTTGTTATTGATTGATTAGTATTAAAAGAATAACTATTATTATTATTTATAGTTAAATAATCTAAATTAGTTTTAATATTTGTTCGGCACGCAGAACAAAATACAACAGGCGTCCCACCAAACGCAATAAGTGGGCTCCAAATATTAGGCAATGTAAATGAAAAAAAGACTTCTTGAAGTAAGTCACCATATCTCGGTATTTTAAAATTATACAAAGTTGGAGTATTATAGTTTAAACGCGTATTTCCTTCAAAATCTATTCGGAATTTTTGTTTTCCAAAATTAGTGTGTGATACAATTGTTTTTTTAAAAAACGTTTTACTTGGATTTCCAACTAAGATAATATTATTATTAGTATCACTTTCAGATAAAACATTTAAAAATCCTGCCCCCATTATAATGTATATTTAATATATATATACATATATTAGATATATCTATATGTTTACTTAAATTATTTAAAATTATTTTAATTTATTTTAATTATTTAAATTATTTAAATTTAATTTGGAAATAAATAATCAACAATGCCATTAGAAAATTGTAAAATATTATATCTCTCTTCCATAATATGTAAATTATAATTATAATTCAACTCTTCATAGTTTGAAGAATCAATACAATATTTTATTTGATTTGTTTGATTACTATTTTCGCCAAATATTTTATTAACAGAAGTAAGATCATTCTCATTAGACTGTTCTCTATATGGATCAATAGTAGTAAATTCAAATGTAATATTATTAAATTTCATCATATTCATGGCGCCTGATGGATTTAATGAACTATTTTTTTCAATATTAAAATTATAAGAATATATACCATCATCAGGATCCCCTTCTACTCTTAAATAGTTTTCTATAGAAGTATTTATTCCATATGGTAAAATATCTTCGCGCACAAATTCATTACAATACAATCCCCAATTTACCATTATATTTTTTTCATTTCCGGGATGAGTAGGTCCACTAATATATTGAACGCACGGATTTAAATTATTTGTCAAATATTTTTTATGTTGTGGAGTAATGTATGGAATATTTACATTTGACAAACTATTATATAAATCAAGCGACAATATACAAGGATAAGGCATTTTATTATTATATATCCAATTTGAATAATTAGACCATTCATTTCGTAAGGCAACATCTGATCTCTGAAAAAACCACATCCATGATACAGTCATTCCATATGACTGAATATCTTCTTTGCGCACACCTTGTACATTATAGATTGTTCGTTCAAACACTTTTTTTACTAAATATTGTTGAGTTTGCTCGCCAATATATCTTCTCTCGTCTTCCGATAAAAAAGCAACCGTTGAATATAAACTAATATTATCAAACCCAAAATTAGGAAGTTTTGAATAATATTTAATACTTATATCTTTAAATACTTTCTGTATATTTTCAGCAGTTGTTAAGTTAGATAAAGTATTATAACTTATATCTCCAAGACAAAATGAATTTGATGGAGGAGGTTTCAAAAAGAATAATATATTGTATCTTTCATCGCTTAAATCTGGTTGTATAAATGGAGGATTATAATAATTAAATGTATCAGTGATTACTTTAGGAAGTTGTGTAGTAGGACATAATTTTTCAACCCATGATTCAAAATAATTTAAATCTCTAACTTTAAACAATTCACATAAAGGTCTACATTCTACATGTATTTCCAATTTTGAATATTGTAATAATAATAATGGAAAACTTTGATAACTTGAAAATGTTTCCCATAAATATAATGGAACAAATATGCGTTTTCCACGAATGGATGGTTCTAACCCATCCGGATAATTAGACTCATTTAAACCACCCCATGATACCGATGGATAATTTCCATTATTATTATTAAAAACTTCTGGTTCAGTAAACTCTTTAGTATTACCAATCATACTATTAAATAATTCTAATTTGGCACTTGTCAAGTCACGTTTAGACTTACAATATAAATAATGACCAGAATATTCTTGTATTGGTCTTCCATCAATTAAATATGTAACTTTTTTGATAAATTGAACTCCAATATTTTCAATCCATCTAAACTCATAAGGTTGGCAATATATTAATCCAGAAAGATCAGGATTTGGAACATACTGTCCATTGCTTGACAATGTATGACCAAGTGGTATAGTATAAATTGGACTATATATATCGGGTAAACTAAATGAAAAAAATGTATCCATCAATAAATCTCCAATATTAGAGATTGTAAATTTAAATAATGAATCTGTAAATAAAGATAACGAATTTTCAAAACTAGACTCGATTTGAAACCTTTGTAATTCAAAAATTGTATGTTTGACATAAGTAGTTTTAAAAAATGTTTTTTTTGGATTTCCATTTAATATAATATTTAATTCACCACTTGCGATTAGATTTAATAAACCTCCACCCATAATTATATATAATTTATATATAATTATATATATATATATAATTTTATATATATAATTATATATATTAGTAAATGGATGACGCACTAAGTAAAATTACAAATTTTATTAAAAATCCAGATATTCAAGTTGAATTATATGCTCTTCTAATAATATTTATTATTGTATTTTGTGTATTTTTATATATTAGATATAAGGTTTCACTGAATAAAAGAAATTGTGATGTATTAAAAAAAGTTTATAAAAATAAAGCAGCAATTTATAATATGGATTCTAATTCTACTTATTTATTAAGAGATTATTATATTAAAACAGCATACAATTGTTGTGCGGGCGGAAGTATTAAAGTAGATTATGTTGGATTATGTGCTTTAAAGACTTGTATAGAACAAGGAGTTCGTTGTCTTGATTTTCAAATATATTCGATTAATAACACCCCAGTTGTTGCTGTATCATCCGTGAATGAATTTAATGTAAAAGAATCTTTTAATAGTATACCAACAAATGATGTATTTTCTACAATAATGAATATGGCATTTTCAGGCACTAATTGTCCAAATCCAAACGACCCTCTTATTTTACATTTAAGAATATTAAGCACAAATGTTACAATCTATGATATATTGGCAAAACAAATAAATGAAATATTAAACTCAAGAATATTAGGAGTAGATTATAGTTTTGAGTTTGGAGGACAAAATTTAGGATCTCTCCCTATAAAAACCTTTTTAGGAAAAATTATAATTATAGCAGACGCAAGTAATCCATTATATCAAAAAACCAGATTAGATGAATATATTAATATAGCAAGTAGTGCTCCATTTATGAGAAAATTAAGGTTTAATGATGTTAAATTTCTTCAAGATGCAAAATTGGCAAGTTATAATAAACAAAATATGAGTATAGTTTTACCAGACCTTCTACCAAATTATTCAAATCCAAACTTTAATGAAGCAAGAGAATATGGCTGTCAAATGGTTGCAATGTCTTTTCAAAAAACAGATAGTAATTTAGCATATTATAATGATTTTTTCGAAAAACGCAAATCCGCATTTGTATTAAAACCAGCAGCACTTAGATATACGCCAAGAACCATTACAATACCAGCTCCATTATCTCAAGAATATCAATGCGGCAATCGAACAATTAGTACTCAATATATTGATTTTGAAATATAATTATTATCTATATATTAATATAATGAAAACAAAAAAAAATAAATTTAAATATTCTTCAAAATGTGGCTCTAAATTAAAATCTATTAAAAAAAATATGTTATTAGAAAAAGAAGTATTACTTTTACGAAATGCGGTTGAAATGGCAGAGAAAAAAAAAAAAATTAAAATGCGGTCTCCAATAATGGAACAAATTTTTAATATAGTTGAAACATTTATAAAAAATAAAAAATTAATTTGTTATGGCGGCATCGCAATCAATAATATTTTACCAAAAAAAGAACAATTTTATGATATAAATCTTGATTACCCTGATTATGATTTTTTTTCTGCCAATGCAATGAATGATGCCAAAGAGTTAGCCGATATTTATTTCTCTAATGGATTTGAAGAAGTTGAAGCCAAAGCAGGCGTTCATACCGGCACTTATAAAATTTATGTAAATTTTATATCAGTAGCCGATATAACATTCATGGATTCTTATTTATTTACTATACTGCAAAATAATTGTATAACTAAAGATAACATATATTATGCGCCTCCAAATTTCTTAAGAATGTCGGCATATTTAGAATTATCTAGACCAGACGGGGATGTATCAAGATGGGAAAAGATTTGGAAACGATTGGTGTTGTTAAATATGTATTTTCCAATTAAAGCCTCTTATTGTAATATTAATTCTATTATTACAAATAATAATAGTGCAAAAAATAAAACTATATTTAATATAATATTAAACAGCATAATTGCTCAAAAACTTGTAATTTTTGGCGCATATGCGCTCTTTCAATATAATAAATATATTAAAAATAAAAATATCCATAATAAAAATAAATATAAAAATGTATATCCAGATTTTGACGTATTATCATTAGATCCATTTGAATCGTCAAATATTATTAAAAATGAATTAATTAAACATAGTATATTAAACATTGAAATTAAACAATATGACAGCATTGGTGAGTTAATTCCAGAACATTATGAAATTATTGTTAATAATCAAAGTTATATATATTTATATAAAACAACCGCTTGTCATAGTTATAATAGTATTACTATAAAAAATAAATCCGTAAATATTGCGAGTATTGATACCATGTTAAGTTTTTATTTTGCATTTTTATATAGTAATAAAAAAAATTATGATACAAATCGCATTATGTGTATTTGTGAAAATATATTTAATATTCAAATTAAAAATAGATTAAGTCAAAAAGGGTTGCTTAAACGATTTTCAACAAAATGCTATGGAGTTCAAGATACACTACAAAATATTAGAGCAACCAAATCATTTTTATATAATGAACTGAAAAAGAAGAAATGTGGCGAAGAGTTTAATAAATATTTCTTTAGATATATACCAGGACAACGAAATAAATGTTTCAAATCTACTAAATCTAAAAAAGCCAATAACTCTAAAAAAGCCAATAACTCTAAAAAATCCAATAACTCTAAAAAAGCCAATAACTCTAAAAAAGCCAAAAACTCTAAAAAAGCCAATAACTCTAAAAAAGCCAATAACTCTAAAAAAGCCAATAACTCTAAAAAATCATAAAATTTTATATGATATGATATTATTTAAAAATAATTTAAATATAAATAAACTCTCTTTAAAATAAATATTATTTTTTAAATATAATAATATATTTAAAATATGAGTATTAAATGCCAAATTATTTAATACTAAACCCAAAATCAGTTTATTAAATAATTCTCTAAGAGTAAATTTAATAAACATATTATAATTCCATTTATTAATTAAACTGCAATATTTGGTTTGTTTCATATTTGTACTAAAAAATAAATGTACATCTTTTATTCCATAAAATAATTTATCCCATATATATTTATCTTCATACGTATAAAAAGAATGTTTAAATAATTTAAAAGTTATCAATGAAATAAATATAGTATTTTGTCTTTCATTCTTAAATAAATAAGGACAAAACCCATCACAATATAAATGTTTTTTATCTTTAAATCCAATTTTGCCATCAATCAAATATGGAATAAAACAACTTTTAATTAAACATTTAATTGCTTCTTTTTCAGAAGTATATTCTGAAACAACATGATGTTTTAATGTATTAATATTATTAAACGTTATAAATAATTTTTTATTGATAACTTTATAATCTGTTTTTTTTACATGATTTTTAATTAATTTTTTTATAATATTAAAATTAATATTTTTACGACCATAATCAAGAAGATAATTGTAATAAATAGGTAATAAATATAATGTATTTGTTAAATACATATAACCTAATAAGGCACCTATACTGCATCCAGATATTTTATTAATTCTTATATGATTAAGTTTTTCTAGTTCATTTATATAATATAAACAGCCGCCACTAAAAGCACAGTTAAATGCTCCGCCATCAATTACTAAATTATATTCTTTATTTTCTTTATTTATTGGTTTACTAATATTATGTATTAATGAATGAATATAACAATCTAATAAATTAGACATTTGTTTACTATTAACATACTCAAATATAGTTTAATAATTATAATTACGAAATTACGAAATTATTGTTTATTAAAATAATTTATGGCAGTAAGATTTAATCCATATAAACAAGAGAATAATATACTATTAAAAATAAAACCACTTAACTTTTGAGATCCATCTTTATTATAAAAACTTGGAAAGATTGCAAAAATAGTTTGTCTAGTATAAGGTAACTGAAAAATAAAATATAATATTCCAATTAATAATGGCATCTGAATTATTTGAAATATATATTCTAAATTATCAGACGTATTTTGTTTTTTTTGTTGATCGTTAATTATTTTTTCTTTATTTAAAATATCTCCAATATAATCATTTTCTTGTTCTGGAATAAAATCTGGTTGTATTTGTCTATCATTTTGAATTGAAATTGTATTTTTTGGAATATCTCTCGACGGTAATACAGTTGCCCCAGCAGCAGTTGCCTCTTTTAATACAGATGTTAATTGTGATGTATAATCAATTGGGTTTATATGTGAATTATTTGATCCTCTTTCATTATTTAATTGCTCACCATAGCTTTGTATTTTTTCATTATTGCCATTATTGCCATTATTGCCATTATTGCCATTATTGCCATTATTGCCATTATTGCCATTATTGCCATTATTGCCATTATTAATAGTAGATTGTGCGTTTTGCATATAATTAGACGAGTTTATAGGAAGTTGTTCTATTAAAGTGCTTGATATAGACATTTATATATATTTTTTTATTATATATATAAAACTTACGCAAAATAAAGTTTATATTTCTAAAATTTGTTTAGATTTATTACATGTTACATTTTTTTCTTTATATTTATAACACTTATTGTCAAACTTAAATGTTTTATCCACTATATTATTTAATTCTGGGGCTTTAAAAACAATACAATTTCGGTCTTTACAAACTTTTCTAAATAAAGTCGCAATTCCAAACCCTAATATAATTGAAAAAATAATTTTACCTTTAGAACTATTCATTAATTTTGTTAATCCTATTTTTTTCATTTATATACTATATTAAATTAAATTAAATTAAAACAAATTAAATTCAATTTATTTTAATTTTAATTAGTTTAGATAGTTAAAGTTAATCTTATTATTATTGCATTGGAATTGTATTAATTTCTTGTTCAGGGCATTCTACATTACTTGTATCAAACTCAAAACAATTGCCTACTTTGTCTTTATACTGTATTTTATCTATATTACTTGGAGTAGGATAAACGTAAATAATGGTAGGAGGCGGTTGATTTATATAAACAAAGAATAAACCAACGGCTAAACTAATAAAAAAGATTTTGGCATCAATAAACTTACCGAGCATTTATATTAAATACTATTATTTTATTTTCATTATCTTCACTATTAGAAATAACTTGAAGATCTTTATTTGTATAAGATTCTTGTACTAAAGTGTTATTAGTAAACTCATTTATTTTATATTTTAAGCTAGATAGTTTTTTATTTATTACTTTTATTTCTTTATATAATTCTAAGGCAGTCACAATTGTTTCCGCATCTTTAGTTTTATCATAAGTATCAATTAAATTTTTAAATAATATTATAATATCAGTTAATTTATCATTTTCTATACTAATTAAATTCAAATTGTCAATATTATATATATTAATAAATTGTTTATAATTGATTTGATATAAGTTAACAATAGTAATTAACTTTGTTTTAATATCTTCAAACTCGCTTATAGTTGCTTCTTCATTTTTTAAACCATGAAGAAAATCTAACTTAATATTGATTATGTCATTTTTATAATTATTTATAATCATAGTTTGTTCTTTAACTACATTTATTAAACTATTATATTTAGATTTTTGTAAAGTAATATTAAAATTACATGGAGAATCTATGTTCCCGCATTTAGCAACTAATTTATTTTTATCTTGAAAAAATATTGACCCGCCAGATTGCCCACATATAATACAGGTTTTTTTTATTTTTAAAAACTTATTACGTTTTTCTTTATTTATAGTTTCATCATTTGTATACTCATTCGCATTATGTATTTCTTTAATTTTTTTATTTATTTTTGTTTCATATTCTTTTTTATATTTATAAAAAGCACTTAAAGCAGCTGTAAAGTCACTTGTAAAGTCAAACTCATTTATACTTTTAGTAGTATCAATAGTACTATCACTAGTATCCATTAAACTAGTAAAAGAAAAAAAGTTTAGTTATTTATATAATTGGTAAATCTGTGATTAAGTTTTGTTGTTCTTTACGTTTTTCATAAGAAATTTTATGTAGCTTTTCAAAAAGATATTGCTTTTTTAATTTTTCTTTGGCTTCTTTTTCTTCTGGAGTTAATTTGCCTTTATATCTATAATATAAAAATATACTTATAATCCCTATAAAAAATATAAAAAAGGACACGTTAACAATTAGTGTAATATAATAGTTTTTAAAGCTTCTAACCTGTCTTAATGATTTTTTAATTAAATATTTATTCATATTTTCAATTAATATTGGTTTTGTGATTTCCATTAATATAAATAAATAATCAAAAAAAAAAATAGTTATTATCTATAAATGGCGATCTTTAAAAATATAACAAGTCCAAGTCTTGGATTATTTATTTTTACGCTTCAAACTCTTGCTTATTTAATTTTTGAAGTTCTTACTAAACAAAAATATAAAAGTTTAGTATTTAAAATTTATATTGCAACAATATTATTTAGTCAATTTTTACTAAATATAAATTTAACAAGAGATATATGTGGAGAAGCAAATGTTTTTATAGCTTTTATTTATACTTTTATACCATGGACCATGATATTTGGAATAATTATTTTATTTTTAAGTGTATTTCCAGGATGGCTTGCGCCATTTTCTAACACTTTTGGATATTTTCTGATTCGAATGTATGGTTTAAATAAAAAGTTTGAAGAAGTTGTTTTATCAACAACAGGATCAACAGGATCAACCGGATCACCAGAAAAAATGAAATCAGAACAACTATTACAAAATATTTTGGCAAATAAATCTATATTAATTAATGAAGTTCCAGATTCTGAAAATGGATTTGACAATTTTCTTAATAGTTTAAAAAATATGAACTTGTTAAAAAATCCAGTCGCAAGTATGAGTAAAGACCCAAATACTAATAATTATACCAATCCTAATATATTAGCATTACAAGATTTAATACGGATAAAGTTTTTAATTGCCAAAATAATTTGGTACTTATTAAGTGGAGTATTAACCATTTCTATTGCTTATAACTCAATAATCCAATCTGAATGTAAAAATAGTATTAAATATATTGAAAAAACATATTCTGATAATCAAAAAGAAGTAGAAAAAACAAATAATGAAAATAGTACAAATACAAGAAAATATGTTCAAAGAGGAACTTAAAGAATTAATATCTTAAATAACATAAAATACTCATATAAATAAATATAACAATAATTATAACTAATAACCATATAGGAATAATACTGGAATTTTTCTTTCCTAATCCAAAATGTCTAATTTGTCCGTCTTTTGTGAATAAAAAACTAGGTTGTAATAATACAAAAATACTGTAAATTATTAAAAATATTAATATAGTTGTTCCAATAATATTGTTTTGTATAAACTCTTTATACATTATAATATACTTTTATAAATTATTATAAATAATTTATAATAATTTATAATAATTTATATTAATTTATAATAATTTAACTAATCATAATCTACTTCATCGTCGTTTTCTCCAAGATATTCAATAGTATTATCTTCAGCATCAGTTTCCATATTTAAATAATTATAAAAATCAAATTCATCTGGGTCTAAACTAGTCTTTTTTAATATTTTTTGCTCTGTTGATAATCTCTCATTATCATAAGCATCTGGATCATAACTAACTAAACTTTTTTGTAATCCAATTCCCCACTTTTCTAGTTTATTATTTTTTAATATATTCTCAACTTCTCTCTCATCTTCTGTTAATATTGCCAAACTTTCTGTTATTTCTTGCTTTTCAGTTTCTTTTGATTTTAATATTTTATTCATAATTGTTTCTTTATTATAATTAATAGTTTCTTTATATGATAATGAAATGTCAATATTAGTTAATATATATTTTGCCAAAATTCTCTTAATCTCTTCATAATCATCTTGATCATCATTATCATCATTGCCGTTACCATCATCGTCATCATCGTCGTCGTCGTCGTCGTCGTCGTCCTCGTCGTCGTCATTGTCATCGTCATCATCTTTTTTATTTTTTTTTGGTTTTATAGAGGTGGTTACAGTACTTAATTGAATAAAAATATCTAATATTTTTAAATAATAAAATTTGTGTAATAATGAATTAAGTCGTTCATCAATACTTTCTTTGCCTGGTTCTTTGCCTGGTTCTTTGACTGGTTCTTTGCTTGGTTCATTTGACATATCTTTAAAATAGGGAGTACATAAACATAATTTTAAAATATCTGACATTTTATCTTGTCTCTTATTTAAAACACTAATAAGTTCTTTATTATTATAAAATGGTTTTAAGTTTTTATAATGATTACTTATGATATTCGCAATATCAGTAGTATGAATTTGTGATAATTCCCAATGTTTTGGAATTTTAGTATCAGAAAAATTAATATTTGTTAAAATCATATTTGGTAACACATTAATCATATTTTTTAGTAAATTTCGCATAAAATTTGTAGTTTTAAATATAGTTGTCTCTCCTTTTAAAAATTGTGTAATTTCATCTATATTTTTAATATATGTTTGTAATTGTTTTTTACTTACACTTGTTGTTATAAACAATTTTATATTATTTATTAAAATATCGTTTTTTTTTGCCAATAGATTTTTTATACTTCTTGATGATTGATTTGTATTATCTGTAGTCAAATTAATAAATAAATCAGTTAAATCATTATCTAAAATATTAGGATTACTTGCAATAAGAGTATTAAATTTTTCATAGTCACTTGGTATCGTAGAACTTGTAAAAGTAGTTGCTTTATTTTTAATATATACAATTGTTAATAATTTCTGAAACAACTCATTTGAATAAGTTACATTATTGCTTTTAAGTTCGGCAATTTGTTCAGTTAAATCTAATTTATTATTTATTATTTTTGTTAATCCACATGCGCCAATTAACTCTTGACTTAAATTTAATTCTTTATTTTTACAAAAATAAATAAAAGTCTGATAAATAGTATTTTCAGAAAATACTGATTGTGTTTCTGGATAATAAAATTTGGTATCTCTTACATCATACAATAATGGTGCTCGTGATTTTAAATTAATTTTTTCAATATCTTTGTATAAGGATACTATTATATTATTGTTTTGTAATAATTCTTTATTTAAATCTGTAAAATATTTAAAAACATTAGTAGAAGTAGAATCGCAACAAGCGTTTTCAATAAAAGTTACGCCAGTTTTACTAATTATTAATGGTGACACTTTATCTACTTCTGATTGAATTATTTTTTGAATCATTAATCCATATTTTATAATCTTTGATTTAATAATATTTATTTGTTCATGTTGTTTATAATTTCCCGATTTAATATTTGAAATAACTTTTTTTGTATATCCTTCAATTAATGGTGTAATACTAATAGATGCGATATTTAATGGATATATACCATTCATTTTGGCAACAGTAATGCTTTTTAGTTCTTGTTCTGTTTCTGTACGCTTATTTTTATTTAATTGCTTTAAATATTTTTTTTTTAAATCTATTTTTAGTCTTATCGCAGGTAATTCTAAAAGTTTTTGTTGTTTAATAATAAATTTAATTTCATTTTTAATATTTACTTCATTCCATTTTATAATAGAATTCCAAGGATAAGCATCATTTTTTATTTTTTTGGCAATACAAGAAATATACGTAAGCGCAACTTCATCCTCTCCAAGAATAGGATAACCGTCAAATCCTTTAATACAATTTGGAAAAGTTTTATTACTTTGAATATTAGGTATACTAATTTGAATAGCAATTAAAATATAAGCAAATGTTAATATAATTAACTGCCTTCCGCGAATCATTTCTAATGGATCTATTTCTTTAGAATTTTTTTTAATTTTATTATATTTTTCTTCTGTTATTTCAGTTAATTTATAGTTATACAAAACATTTTCTATTATAAATTTTTTTTGGGCATTCAAATCTATTTTCATTGTTTCATTACCTGTAATTGCATTTATAATATTTAAAATTAGTTTAGATACTCCAGTTAATGTTTCTTCATAATTAATTGTTGGGTTTTCACTAGTACTAGCTTTTTCTAATATATCTCTCATTTTATTTTTAAACCCATCTTCTGTGTAACCTTCATCTGTATCAAAACTTATATTTTTAATGAAATAACCACTATATTTATCTACATATGTATCGCCGTCATCACTAATAGTTCCTTGACGATTAACAATTTCATCTAATGCCGATAAATAATCTTTTCCTGATAAAAATATATTTGCTAAAGTGCTTAAAAATAAAGGTAATAATTTAGTACTAGTAATATTACAATATAACCAATTTGGGTCTTCTGTCATAGATGGTGCTCTTGTAAATAATAATACAAATTTTTGTATTAAACCTTGTCTTTTAACGAAGTTTTCAACAGTTAATATATGAGTTTTTATATTTTCATATGGAGATGTTATAATTATTTTAGAAACATCTAATAAATCCGCAATTTTATGTTTTATCGAATCGTATTTATAAAAATTTGTTTCTCTATATTTATTTATTATTTTTATTCGATTCATACTTTGTTCTAATAAACTGTCAATTGTTTCTCTCATTTTAGTTGCTTGTAAATCATAGTTATCATCAAACTCTGAATAAATTTGTTTCAAAACTTCTTCTTGAATATTAGTATCAGTCGAAGTTATAGAATTACATCCATTATTTGATATACAATCTTTTTGTATATTACAAAATAATTTATTATCTTTAATTTCAACACTATTATTTAATAACGCAGCATCAAATACCCAACTTGAACCATTTCTTATAAAATATTTGTTTGTTCCATCTACACTTAAAATGGCATAATCTCCTTCACTAACTAGTAATTTTTTTGTAATTAATGCGTTGGCAATTTTTTCAGCTTCAAGCGCTGTATGTTTTTTTTTAATTAGTTTTTGTATTAAAAAAGCATTAAATTCATCTGGCTCCATTTTAATTTTTTCATTTATAAACTTATTTATAAATTTATAATCTGTATTATCATATTCTTTATCTACATAAATTTCTTTCCCATTATCTTTTTCTAATTCTAGTAAGGAATTATACTTTTTTGTTAATTTTTTACAATTATTTTCTGTAGAATTTACTTTTGCCAGCGTTTCTTCATATTTTTTCACAAACTCTTCAAGTAATTTATTTGTTTGTAAATCAAGATTTATTCTAACTAAAGAATTGATAAATAATACTCCATAATCTACAGCATATACTTGATTTAATAATTCAACATTTGACATTTTATTATTAATATTATACGCAATTAATGATATAGTTTTTATAGACTCTTGATTTTCTAAAAAATTTAACCAATTTGTTTCTGTAGAGCTGCCTAACGCGGTTGATCTTATTACTCTATAATTATTTTTATTAATCGCAAGTATTTTTTTATAATTTTTAATATTGGTATTAACAAACTCATTAATTTTATTATCTAATCTTTGATTTACATCTTTTTTATAAATATAAAAACTTTCTAATTGTTTAATAATTGAATACCCCGACAATAAATTACTTGAGACCGGTTTAATCATTTCAAAATATTGTAAGTTAGAACACAATACTTTTGAGAGAAATATTTTATACTTCGTATCTCCATCTAACCGTTTATATAATTTTGATGGTTTATATTGTTGAATATATTTATATACACTGTTATAAGGCTCTTCTAATGGTTCCTCTGGTTCCTCTGGTTCCTCTGGTTCCTCTGATTCCGTTGGTTCCTCTTGTTCTTCTTGTTCTTCTTGTTCTTCTTGTTCTTCTTGTTCCTCTATGATATTATTA